ATGACCTGGTTTATTGACCGGCGTCTTAACGGCAAAAACAAGAGCACGGTGAATCGCCAGCGCTTCTTGCGCCGTTATAAAGCGCAAATTAAACAGTCGATCTCCGAGGCCATCAACAAACGCTCGGTGACCGACGTCGACAGCGGCGAATCCGTCTCCATCCCTAACGATGACATCAGCGAACCGATGTTTCATCAGGGGCGTGGCGGCCTTCGCCATCGTGTGCACCCAGGTAATGACCACTTCGTCCAGAATGACAGAATCGAGCGGCCCCAAGGCGGAGGCGGCGGTTCTGGCAGCGGTCAGGGACAGGCCAGCCAGGACGGTGAAGGCCAGGACGAGTTCGTCTTTCAGATTTCAAAAGACGAATATCTCGACCTGCTGTTTGAGGATCTGGCCCTGCCGAATCTGAGAAAGAATCAGCACCGTCAGCTCAACGAATACAAAACCCATCGAGCGGGTTATACCGCAAACGGGGTGCCCGCCAACATCAGCGTGGTGCGTTCACTGCAAAACTCGCTGGCGCGACGCACGGCGATGACGGCAGGCAAACGGCGCGAACTGCGCGAGCTGGAAACCAGCCTGAAAGTGGTGGAAAACACCGAACCGGCGCAACTGCTGGAAGAGGAGCGCCTGCGAAAAGAGATCGCCGAACTGCGGGCGAAGATCGATCGGGTGCCGTTTATCGACACGTTCGACCTGCGCTACAAGAACTACGAAAAACGGCCGGAGCCTTCCAGCCAGGCAGTAATGTTCTGCCTGATGGACGTGTCAGGTTCAATGGATCAGGCCACCAAGGATATGGCTAAGCGTTTTTATATTCTGCTCTATCTGTTCCTGAGCAGAACGTATAAGAACGTGGAGGTGGTCTACATCCGCCATCACACTCAGGCGAAAGAGGTGGATGAACATGAGTTCTTTTACTCGCAGGAGACCGGCGGCACCATCGTGTCGAGCGCCCTGAAGCTGATGGACGAGGTGGTGAAGGAGCGCTACGATCCGGCGCAGTGGAATATCTACGCCGCGCAGGCATCGGATGGCGATAACTGGGCGGATGACTCGCCGCTGTGTCATGAAATTCTGGCGAAGAAGATCCTGCCGGTGGTGCGTTACTACAGCTATATTGAAATTACCCGTCGCGCCCACCAGACGTTGTGGCGTGAGTATGAGCATCTGCAAGCGATGTTCGATAACTTTGCGATGCAGCACATCCGTGACCAGGATGACATCTATCCGGTCTTCCGGGAACTGTTCCAGAAGCAGAGTTCGACAACCTCCAATTAAATGTTATTAATCAGCCAGTTAACTCTGTTTTTCTGGCTGATTTTATTGCATTTTCACCCTCATTTTTCTCCATGTTTTTCATTCACTTAAATTTTATTTTGGGGAATGCGATTTTGAAGAAGTGATTATGCAAAACTTCCTTTGAGCTTTAGGATGCCATCATGGTATGGAGGTTAAAATTCTCTAGTTCCGACCAAACCACACAAAAAACCAGCCGCTTATGGCTGGTTATTCGTCAGTGAAGCATGGGGAACTTTCTATATTGCAGGGCAATCATCATCTAATGCACGATTGATGAAGAACGTCACCCTACCCAGCACTTCCACTTCTTCAAGTGCTGATCCCTCAATCGCTTCACCATCATCCGTAATTAGCGCCTTGCCAATGAGTTTTGCAAACTGCGTGTGGCCGTCGCACAAAATTAACAATACATCTCCTGGCCTTTTTTTCGTTGCTGGCTCTATGACCGCAAACCCCACATTCGTTTCAAGCACCCTGCTATCAGCCCCCATATTGCACAGAATTGCTGGGGTTAGTCGGCGCTCAATGTAGTCTGTTGCTGGTGAAGGAAATCCCATTAGAGAACTCTCCCCATGTTACGCAGGATCCAGTATCTGTTATCACTGCCGTCAGTTGTCTTATCTGCAAAACCGGGTTGATAGCGTTCTATCCATGCATTGGCGTCGGCTCGGGTGAAGTGCCAGTTAAAACCACGCAACTTTTCTATAAAGCTGTCTGTTCTCAGGTAGCGGTAGCCCTTTGGGTTAAGCTCTATGGCCGCAATAAAGGCGGCCTGAATATCTGAAATTCGGGGCATAATCTGCACTCCCTTTATTACTGTGTTTATATACAGTAGTTTCAAATGGAATGCAGATCAATTTGGGTTCGCCTATTAATTTTTAAGGCTGAATGTCTTCAGGCTGCTCTGTCAGTTCAAGAGAAGCTTCGGAAGCTCTTGTTTTCCAGATGCTATCCTCTGGCATATCGAGGCGAACGTCGATCCAGCTGTTGGCCGGAACATCCATAGGAGCCCCTTTTGTTTTGACGATCTCCCCTTCATCGCTCAGCATGTATTTCCGCTTAAAAAGCCGAATCGTCAGCCCACCGCTTTCTGTCTGCTCTGCTTCAACAACACCCAGTTCTCCCATTCCAGCAGGGTCCATTGGCGGCAGCAGCTGCCATCCCTCAGACGCCAGGCCTGCCGAACCAGTGAGCTTGTAAACCCCAATATCGAGGCGGGAAATGGTTATCCCCTCCGCCTCGGCGTTCGCCGTACCACAGCCGCACCAGGCGAATTCCTGTTCGTCGATGTCAGTGCGCTGACATTCCTTCTGGCTTTTCACAATACGGGCTACAGGCGATGCCGCTTTTAGTGTGCCATCACTCGCCTTAGTTGTATTACCAGTGTCGTAACAGGTTCTCCATGGCCCATACACACCATCTTCAAATGAACGATGAATAATGCCATATGTTCCCCGGCCCGCTATCTGATAAGCATATGCATCATTTGCATGGTGTGAAATACTGACACCAAAAAGAACAACATTACCGCCCTGAATTGCACCATTTGAGTTTGAGTTGAATTGATTTTTTCCTGCAAGCGAATCCCATGATAAATTGAGCGATTTCCCACCAACACCGAAATCCCCCTCAGAAAGCATTTTTCCTGAAGAGCTGTAAGCATCCCGTGTCGCACTACTTCCTAAACCGATGTTTGTGCGAGCGCCAGCGGCATTCTTTGCCCCGGTCCCGCCCTGGCTGATACTGAGCGCTGTTGTCAGACCGGAAAGACTGGTGATATCGCTGTTTGCACCTTTCTTCGCCAGTGATTTTTGCCCCGGTACGGTAACGGCAACGCCATTGATAGTGATGGTAACATCAGATGTCCCGTTCATCACATCAGCGAACCCGCTCATATAGCGCTGGTACATTGTGAAGGTTTCAGCGATGTCCTGCGCCAGACCGTCCACGCTCAGGCTGTCACTCAGAAGAATGGCGTATTTGGTTCCGGCCGGAATGACAGGACTGGCCGCTGGCGTAACAGTGAGGCTTGTTGCGCTACCAATCGCGGTAATCTGAAATACCTGCACAGGGCTGGTCATAGCAATAACAGTACAGCCGTTACGAATTAATGAGCCAGCAGCAGTGAAGTTTGTGCCGGTACCTGTAAGGGTGTTTCCGCTGATGGCGATAGTGCCAGTGGTATAAATCATATTTTCTCCAGGCAATAAAAAACCCCGCCGGAGCGAGGTTGATTAAAAAGACAGTTTATTCAGACGTACATATCGGGAAGAACGGGAAGGTTCAGTGGCGTTACCGTGTCATTACCAAAAATTGCATACCGCTCGCGCCCAAGATATTTCCCACCCTGAACTGAAGCACTGCCGTTCTGTATTTTTATTCCGAACATTCGATACACGTACATGCCATTTACTTCGTGAGCCATCAGCCCGAACCGGCCCAGCGGAACATAGCCGCTGCCGATGCTCACGGCATTTTTCGAAGGCGTCCAGAGTTGATTGAGGTAAACGAAAGGCCGCTTTGTCGTTGAAAACGTGCAGGCCCCGGCTGCATTGAAGATGTTGAGGCCGGTGCCCGGTTGCGGCGCCACGCCACTGGCAAAGATGACGATATCTATCGTGCCGGTCGTCGGAGCATCATCGTTGGTGGATGGAGGGCTAAAGAACCTGACCGTGTTGCCATCAAAATCGACGGTGTTACCGCTATTACAGCGACCAAAGACGATATATTTCGACTTGTCGTACCCCGCTATCGTGGGAACCGACCAGCCTCCCGTGGGAACATTGACGGTGCCCTTCCAGATACACTGCCCTGACTGCGTGGCATTAGTGATCGCCAGGAAGTCAGTGCTGTCATCAATAAGCAGACCTTCTCCCTTACGCTGGCCTGATGGAAATATCTGCCAGATGCTGCCGGGGAACGTGTACGTACTCTCACGCTCACTGATGCTCACGTCCTTCATCGTGGAGTTCTGCGTCACGCGTCCACCAGATATGGTGGCCGAGTTCATTTTATGAAGCAGCCCTGAGTCAAGGTAAGCCGTCGCGTGAGGGATAAACAGCACCTGCGCCCCGGAAACATAACCGGCAACATCAGCGTACTTGGCTTTCTGGTAGCCACTGTCAAAGTAGGCTCCAAAAGACGGGCACCGAAGGCCCGCCGTTATCTCCATGCGCTTTCCACCGTCATTCAGGTCAATCAGTAGTCCTCTTGGCATATTATGTCCATTCTCCAAGTACGATACGGCCGCCTCCGGTCAGGTTGATAGTTACACCATTACTGTCTATCACCGTCGCCTTGTTCGGCCCGCTGAAGCCAAAGTTACCGCTATCGGCATATAGCGCCCCACGGAATGTTCCGCTGTTGAACTCAGGAGAGCCATTTTTAGGGATTTTCCACCCCTTTGAGCCGGACACATAATCATTGGACTGGATGTAGTTGCCAATCTTGGCGTTGCCGATGGTGCCGTCCTGAATGAAGGTTTCCCGGATAAACACCTGCCCGTTCTGGATAACGAACGGCAGTGTAACCGCTCCCCCCGCCTGCGCCATGACGGCGAATCGATCCGCCAGGAACAGCACCTGCGACTGCATGCCCGATGGAGTGTTTTCTACACCGATCCCCATTCCGGCGGCATACTGTTTTCCATTCGCGTCCACGGCAACCTTGATGCTGTACATCGCCTTCAGGTCGTCATTGACGTTCGCAATGGCCTGCGCGTTGGTAGTGATCGCTGAAGTGTGCCCGTTGATGGTCGCCGTGATGCCGTTTATCTGCGTGGCGGTGGCCTGCTGATAATCGGAGAACGTCTGGTTCAGGCTGTTGATGGATGCTTTGTTGCCGTTGACATCCGTCTCCAACCTCAGCAGTGAACTCGACGTGGCCTCCCTGTCGCTTGCCATGGCGCTGTCAATGCGATCAATGCTGGCCTTACTGTCACCGTACTGCGCGCTGAGTGTCATCTGCTGATTAACCTGCGCAAGCGTATTGGTGATTAGCGCGATGGAGTTGCTCTGAACGCCGCCACTGGCCTTGTCCGTTTTAGCCCCAGCTCCTCCAGCCGGGACGCCATAGAGGAATCCAGGTTTGTGACAACCTGGCTAAGATCGGTTATTGAGGCTGTATTCTGCGCGCCGACTTCAGCTGCTGAGTCCGCTTTATCAGAGGCGGCCTTAGTTGCTGCGGTAAGCTGGCTAACCTCAGAGGCTCGCGCCTCCGTCTCAGTGGCCAGCGCCTGGCGAACATCAGTAATGCTGGCTTCATTATCCGCAGTCTTTGCCTCAAGACGGGTAACATCGGTAACGCGTGCCTCCGTCTCAGTGGCAATTACCTCACGAAGTTGCTCGAATGTGGCAGAATTGGCGTCCTGCTGGGCGGTCTGACGAACAACAACATCAGCAATGGCAAGTGCGTTACTGATGATTGCCTCTGCGGTCTGCTTGTTAGAGCCAACCACCGCCGCGAGACCATCCGCGTTATCTTTGATGGCATCAGCCAGTTCTGCGAGCTTTTCACTACTCTCGACGGCGCTCTCGATGAGGTCTTTAAAGGTATCGCTCTCCTTAATTTCCTCCAGGATTGCATCGGTGATATCGGATACATCGATGCTGGCTTGTCCGCGCACAAAGTCTGTATAACCTGATTCGTTTCCGCTGCGGTCCACCAGCTGCGCGCGATACCAGAAAATCTGCCCTGCCTTAAGGCCCATCTGCTGATACTTGCGCTGCGGATAGGGTACGTCTGCCAGCAGCATCGCATCGTCTTCCGTCCCGGTCGGGCTGTACTGAATTTCCGTCTTCAGCGTGTCGTCGGTGTTCGCCGGGAATCCCCAGCTCAGCTCGATACCGAATACCACATTATCGGAAGCGATGAAGCCGATCGGCTTCGGTGGATTGCCCACTTTCCCCGTAAGATTTACTTCTGCTGATGTTGCCCAGACTGATGAAACGTCGCTGGCGTTCACCGCCCTGACGCGCACCAGATAACGTCCGGAGTAGATACCCTGCACTTCAAAACCGAGAGAAGACGTCCGGGGCACACTAATCCAGTTGCCGCTGTCACGCCGCCATTCAGCCTCGTACGCAACTGCCCCCTGAACAGCATCCCAGGCAACACGCATGGTGGTAACAGCAATGTTCTGGTTAACCGTAGAGTAACTGTCAACGACAATATTACCAGGAGGTGCCTGAACCCCTGGAGGGATGACACTGATCGGACGCTCGTCCAGCCTTGCCCCGGTATCAACGGCGGAATAGATGTCAGGGTTGTAAGTCGTCCCGGTGACTTCGAAAGTACCGTCGTTGTTGTCCCGCGTTCCCGTAACACGGAAAAGCGCTATATACAGATCGTCAGAATCCACACCCCAGTTACATTCAGCCTCCGGCGTTTCGCTGTAGGGTGTGGTAACCGTGACTGTGTTTCCCTTAACGGTCTGGACGGTTCTGGCCTGAGCTATTCCTGATGGCAGGTTCAAAAACAGCCGGTTACCGGCTTTCACATCAGCGGCGCGATCGAGGGTTATGTTGCGGCCGTTAACCGCACTCACCCTGCCGCCGATAGTTCTTCCGGCAAGCTCATTAGCGGCCACGCCGATCACTTCCCCGACAGGGGGAACGTCCATGCCTGTGCTGAAAGTCACCACCTCGCCAATACCGTTAGTAAGCAGCGCCCAGCGCCCCGACGGTTTGCCTCTGACTGCCTGGTGCAGCCGATTGCAGTCATTTCGAGCTGACGATAATCGAAGCGCATGGCCAGATCGTTATCGTAAACAGGCTCAGGAGTGTCTTTATAGTGGTTGGCCGGGTCTGACCAGTTCACCAGTGCGGCGGTGTTTCGGGTAGTTTCACTCGGGTCCGCAAAGGTAAATTTACCCTCAACCACGCTGGCGTGGTTATAGATATGCCACACATCACGGGGCATATCGGCGAGGACATACATCTTATTGTCGCCCCAGTACGTCATACCGCGAAAAATACCCGCCAGATCACGAAGTACAGTCCAGGCGTCATTGCGGTCCTGAATATAAACGTTACAACGAAAACGTGGCTCCGTCCCGCTGCCGCCCTTGCCGTCTGGTACCTGCTGATCGCAATACTGGGCGATGCGATAAAGCTCCCATTTGTCTATCTGATTCGCGTCGATTCTTTGACCCAGCCCGAAACGCTCGTTCAGAATGATGTCGTAATAAATCCAGGCTGGGTTATCCGTCCATGCCCATTTAAACACACCTTCCCATGTTCCAGAGTAAGTGCGGGTTTCAGGATCGTAGGTATCAGGTACACGGATGATTCTCCCCTTCGGATTGCACACAACCTGAGGAATACCATTAGGGAACTGCTTTGCGTCAAACTCTACATACAGCAGCGCTGTGTTAACGTAGCGAAGTTTGGCGTCAATAATTTCAGTTACAGCTACAACGCGCATGGTGTCCACGATATTCACGCTCGTGGAATCCGGCGTGATTCTGCGAACCCGTAACTGCCAGCCAGTCGAGGCTTTTGGAAGATTAACGCGGTGACTACGCTCATAAAGCGACGTAGTTTTGTCATCGACAGCACCGTTAACCACCGTTTCATACGGCCCGCCATCGACCGAAAGATCGATAGCATACTCGACGCGGGTGCCGACTTTGTCGCCGTTGTTTTTCTGGAGCAAAAGAGTTGGCCATCCCAGACGAATTCGCAGCGCAGAGAGTTGCGTATTTGATACCGCTCGCACGTAAGGAACAGCCTGTTTCAGCTCATATGAAACCTGAAGTTCGTTTTCAATGCCGGGGAAGCCCTGAATATAGTCCTGGTCCTGAGTGCCGGAACGGAACTCGTATTTTACATTATTGAAGTTATAACTTCCGTCGGCGTTCTGAAGAGGCGTATACGAAGATGAGTCACCAAGAAAGATGTTTTTACCATCAAGCCCGCCAGCGAACTCACCCTCTCCAAGAGCAATTAGCACCTTTGCTCTGGCAATCGACTGAATGCTGTCCGGTGCTTCAACAGGCGTTCGGGTCTGATTGCTGCCACCTTTACCGCGGCCTTTGATGATCGTCGTTGTCATATCGCGCCCATAAAAAAAGCCACCAGAAGATGGCTACTGTTTGAATATCAGGATGTTGATTCATTGCAGCCCTGGGTATGTTGGTGCATTGCTGTAGTTACAAAAAAAACTTTCATCTGGAACAAATAGGTTAAGGAAAGCGTAATGATTGTCGTGTCATCCTTTGAAATAACTGAATCCGGAAGACGCTCCCAACCATGGGGTGCGACCGAAGGACATCAGTATAAAGCGGGGAAATACTATAATTTTAGAGAGCACCCCGAACTTGTGACTACACATTTAGAAGACTTTGTAGAGCACGCAGAACAAATATCGGTGCAAATTTTTTACGATTTTATTAGATGGATAAACGGTCCAGAAAGTGCGCTGGAAAGCACTGACTGTATGCTCTCAGGGGAACCTAAGGATGATCCATCGGCAGCCTTATTCAGGTGTACACATGGAATAACAGGCCGATTCGAATTTTTCATTCGCCAGATAGAAATAAATACAAACAAAGAAGCAATCAGATGGGTTTACGATAAATTATCGATATACCTTCAGATAGAAAGGTCCGATTTTAGAAAAGGCTCCTTCCGCATCAGCCCCCTCATAACGGACTACATCACTCCCGACGGGAACAAGCTGACCGGGTACAGATTCTGTATTTATTTCCAGGCTTACGGGAATGGCATCCAAGATGCCTGGCTCTCGCTTGAAACAATGTTTGATAGTCTCGTGAAAACCACAAAACGGCTGAACACTGAAATGATCAGTGGCCAGGCTGTACCGCTGTAAAAAAAGGTTTTTATCCATAACATCTCTCCGGCCTCTTTGATGAGGCCTATTGCTGATCTTCAGCATAAATACCGGCGGAAATAATCGCGCCGCCTATTTCGCGCTGCCCATAAAGCAGGGGGACGGGATTTCCGGATGCTGTTGTATTAACGGGTCCACCAAACGCATAAGAGGGTTTGTTATCAGGATCCTGACGCATTCGCAGACCAGCAACCTGAGGGGAAAGCATTTGCACCACACCGCCTATGGCCATTGATGCACCGACAAGGGCGATGTTTAATGCCGCGCCCTTCCCAATCAGTGCAGCACCTGCTGGACCAAGAGCTATACCACCAGCAATGAGTGCAACACCAAGCACAGCCTGAAACAGACCAGCTCTTTTACTGCCCCTTATTACCGGAATTATTCTCAGCTCATCCCCTGGGCCCAGCAGCTCAAATTCTTCGTGTCCGATATTGCGACGATCCCGGAAAATTACAAAATCCAACCCCTTTGCCCGAGCTTCGCGCAGGTAAGCATCAAAGCCATCAATGGTGTTTGAAAGCGCCCTGAAAACTTCGCTGGCAGAGGTTAGCGCGCGGCGATGCGTCCTGCCAAATCGCTGAGCCATTGAGCCGCTGAGTTTGATAACGGTTTTTCTTTCCATTACATCAAATCCTTATAACGCAGAATTTTGATGGTACGGTCACGATAATAGCCACCGTAGGGAATGCGCTGACTTAGCTGACCATACATGTGATGCAGGAGCATGTTGCCATCAAGCAAAATCCCCGCGTGGTTCGGGACAGTGGACTGTACCTGCATGATAACCATGTCACCTGGCTGAGCGGGACCGTCGTACTCACGGAAACCGCATTCCTGCCAGTTATCCATATAAAGGTTTTCACCCTGCTCCCACCAGTGGCGTTCCACGCTGTAGTTGGGCAGTTCAATGCCGTGTTCGATGCGGAAATAGTCCATGATGAGAGACCAGCAGTCTGCATGCCCGAGCACAAACTGGCGTCCTGTGAGGGGACGGTCTCCGCGAGGCATAACGGTGCGAATGTCGCCCTCCGGCCACGATGCAATAATCCAGGGCAGTTCCGTGGCATCACACATCAGCATGTCGAGCTCGCTCGGCTGGGTTGTTGCCCCATCACCGGGATGACTGTGGACGATCGCCACTACTGTGCCCTGCTCTTCGGCTGCGGCATAATCCTCAGGGTTAAGTTCAAACTGCTCAGTCGGCGATTCAGCCTGATTTTTGCAGGGGATGTACTTCTCAACCCGCCCCTTCTGGATAACCACACCACAGCATTCCTCAGGGAAGGACGCGGCGGCATGCGCCAGAATGGCGCTAACTGTTTTGTCGCGCATGATTATCCTCTCAGAAGTGAAGCGCCGGGGAACCCGCCATAATCCAGCTGTTCATTCTCTCCGAAGCGAGGTTTACAGCCCGTTGACAGCAATCCGGAGCAAACATCCTGTGAAGGATCGTCCACCCGATTGCCGTCTTTATCGAACCAGCCGTTTTGCCCGGCGTAGGTGCAGCCGTTCCCGGTTTTGTACCAGCCCCGCATGCACCACGTGCACATTGGCTGAATTTGCCGGGTCGGAATGAGTTGCCCGCGCAGATCGGCTGGACTGGAAAGCTCAAACTCTACGGTTTCATCGTCTGATCCTGACTTACGGTCGATGTAATAAACCTGTTTGCGCTCCTCGTTGGGATTCGCAGTCGGGTTCCCATCAGGGAAGTTTCTGGCGTCCAGATAGTGTGCGAAAGTGTCATGGATGATCACCTTAGCTTTAGCCATCCCCTGAAATCTTCGGCACAGCGCGCCAATCGTACCGCTGATGTTTGCAACAGTGAGTGACGGCCGTGAGCTCTGGCCGTCACTGCTGACAGATATGCCGGTCAGTTCATACGGCCACGCGCCATACTCATGCCCCTGCCACCACACCGACTTCGGCTCAAGTTTTGACTCGTCGCCGCCTGCGGCGATGATTTCCGCCTCGGTATGCGGAATTGTCTCGTTGTGAAAGCGAAGAATACCGGCGCCGAACGCTGAACCGTCCACCTCAATCAGGCGGACGCGCTTACCCGGTTCCAGTTTCTGGACGTCAGATGAAATGCTCATGGATGGTATGCCTGTGTGAATGTACTGCTGAGGGTGTATTTCTTGTTGCCGTGGGTAGATATCTGGAAGGACTCCGCGCGCCATAAGCCTGAGGGCTCAAGCGGCGGTTTCCAGATAAATGACTTCCACCCGGCATGCCTGCTCAGAAAGCTTTTAATAGCTTGAATATAATCCTCGTTGCCGGTAAAGCTCACGCTCCACTGAGGAGTTACAGGGTTGATACCATCTCCGGCCACCTGCGCATAGCCATCGCCAAACTGCGCTTTTCGGGTACGGAAACTCGTATCAACCTGAGAGGAAACCTTTGGGCACCAGTTGAACGTTTCGACTGCCATGGTTAAACCCCCTTGATTAAACGCCACAGAGGCGATCCCGGCGTGCTGGCCTGCTCGTTAATGACGCCAGTGATGGCATCCTTCAGCTGCCTGCCGGCTGCACCAGCTGTTCCCTGGCTGGCCGCCTGCGGTGATCCGCCCTGAATATTGATATCGCCAAAGTTAACCGAAGGCACACCGCCAGCAACCTGAGGAGCACCAACTGCCCGAACGCCCAGCGAACCATCAGCTGCCCGAGTGAGCGGCATAATGGCTTCCGGGCCTGCCTCGGCAAAAACCCCCGCACCTTTGGCAAAGGCAAACAACTGAGGCGTCTGAAAAACGCCATTGCTGTAAGCGCTCAGGGAAGGCGAGTCGTAAACATTACCCTTCGCGTTAAAGGTGAAGTTCGCGCCAGCGTTCTGAATTGCAGTACCGCTGCTGGCGGTAGCGGCTGACGAGGCACCAAAACTGAACAGGGAGCCAATTGAACTGACGCCGTTAGCAACAGCCATATTGACCAGAACGTTCTGGATAATCTTCAGCACGCTGACGCCCCAGTCCTTCCAACTGTCAACGTTGCCATTGAGCATGTCGGTAATCGTGGTGACAGCGCCCCCCACAGCCTGCTTCATGCCGTCAGCGGCCATGGAAGAATAATCCGTAGCTTCGTCCACCCAGTTCGCATAACCTTCTGACAACCCCGTCATCCAGTCGTCACGCTGCGCATCAGAAGCTGAGTAATATCCCTCCTGGTCGCGCAGGCGCTCTTCGAGATAGCGCTTATTGAGTGCCAGCCCCTGCTGATAGAACGTCTCGTCGATTTCACCAGCCTGGCGCTGGCGGAGAAGATCGGTATTCTTCTGCTCGAACTCCTTACGCAGGTTGAACTGCTCCTGAAGTCTTTCACGGAACCGGGTGCCCTGCCCGTAACCCAGCAGTTGCGCTTCATTAGCTGCGCGGGCGCTGGCGTTACTGTCGGCAAGGTTGGCTTCGTAATTTCGCAGTTGCTCACGCAATTTAACCTGGTCAATCAGCGCAGCATTCTGCAATACCGTCTTTTTCTGGGCTTCCGTCAGAGAAGCAAGTTCGCCCTGGCTGACCTGGTATTTAACCTTCGCCAGTTCAGTATTCTGACCTTGCAGGGCGATCTGCTCTTTTTGCTGCTTGATAAGGCGCTTATAAACATCCTCTGTTTTCTCTCCTTCGGTTTTACCGCCCTTCGCCTTGGGTTTGTTGGCCTCATTATTCCGCCATTCAGCCAGACCGTTATTAATCAACTCCTGACGTCCAGTCTGGAATTGTGGGTCACTGGTTAATCCCAGATCATCGGCTGCATAACTCAGCCGCAGGCGCTCTTTGGCCTCCCCTTCAGGCGTGACAACTCCAGATCCCGGCGGCTCTTTTCGATGGCATCGGTTTGCTTTTTGTCGAGGTCTGCCTGAGGAAGTCTGAGCGGGACGTTAGCGAGTCCTTGCCGAGCCATTAATAGCTGATTTCCCAGCCCCAGCAGGCGGTTTAATTCATCATGCTGCCCATTCATCAACAGGAGAGATTGGTAAGCCCTGTTTTGGTTAGCGGCCTCCTCTCGAATGAGTGTCACCCGCCGATGTTCAAGACCTTCAAGAACTTGCTGAATAGACGCGGATTTTTCCTGCATCTGAGCAAGCCTTTCTTGCTCAACAGATAACTGCTCTGTAGCCGTAGCCAGACCACGCGTAACGGTGTCCAACGATGTCAGGTGATTAATCATGAAACCACCGCTGGTCGTTGGGCCGGGATTACTGATCACTGACTGATAACCAGCTATCTGTTCTTTCAGGCCTTCAATCTTGCTCTTTTGTTCATCTATAAGCCGGTTCTGTTCATTCAATGCAGTGCGAGTTTTCTCTGCATTGTCTGAAGCTTCAGGCAGAGTCATCGCCTTCGACTTTTTGCTGACTTCATCTATTGTGCTGGCGTATTCCTGGGCGGATCGACGGGCCTGCTCCTGGTTTTGATACATTGCATACCAAGCACCAGCCCCTAACATTACCAAGCCAGGAACTCCGCCGATGAGGCCAAGTGCGCCGCTCATAAGGCGAGTACCAACGGATGTCACACTGTTGAGGTTGTTCTGAGTGGAAATTCGATTTGCCAGATTTCTGTCTCTGGCTGCCTCCGCAGAAGCCAGTCTTCTTTCAGCAATAGCTTGGGCATCGGCATTTTTTGCAGCCACCAGCCCTGCCTGTGCACGCTCAAGCGCAGTTCTGGCCCTGACTTTTTCCGTAGCGGTGCCAGTTGCAAGAGCAGTAGTCAGCCTGGCTTGAGCTGCTGTAACCTTTGCTTCCGCTGCCGCAATTTTCTCTTGCTGAGCGGCTTGGACATCTGCACTTCGTGAACGCTGAACAGCTTGCTGGGCTCGATAAACTTCAGCCCTTGAAGCTGCAACAGCAGACTGAGCCGCTTTATCCTGCGCAACAGCAAGTGCGACCTCTGACTTAGCCGCAGAAATTAGCGCGCCGGTTGCGCTCGTGGCGCTGGTTACTACTCCACTGAGATACCTTGCCAGCCCAACACCAACAAGCGCACCCGCCACTGTTGTGATCGTGGACATATTGTCTGCAACATCACTCAGTGCGCCACTTACTGCCGATGAGGTAAATGAATCAAGCGTTTGGGCAACCCCGTCCAGGCCACCAGATAGCGCATCGGTAGCACCTGTAGCCAGGTTGACACCGCCAACCCATGCCATGAACGAGTTTGTGACTTTTTGCAGGGATCCGGAAACTGTTTGCGGCATGCTGGCAAACTCACCTTGCAATGAGCCCAACTGGCTCATTAATGCAGGTACAACCTTATCAATCGTAAGTTGCCCCTGGTCAGCCATGCTCTTCAGGTCTTTTCGGGCCACGCCCATTCCGGCGGCAAGTGCGCGAATAACACGATCACCTGCTTCGTTAACGGCGTTGAATTCTTCACCACGAAGAACGCCTTGTGCGAGCGCCTGGCTGAACTGAGTGATAACAGAACTCGCCTCCTGAGTGTTAGCCCCAGAAAGCTTAAGACCGGTGGAGACAGCTTCTGTAATTTTCAGAACTTCATCAGAGCTGTAACCGTACTCGCGCATTGAGGCAGCTGCGCGAGAAAAAAGGTTTGCGTTATCTGAAAATGCCGTGCCGGTTCTTTGGCTGATTTCCATTAACTGACGCTGTGAAGCGGCAAAATCATCAGCGGAAGATGATGCCTGTTTGAGTCGTGCGTTTACGGAGTTCCACTCGTCAGCAATCTGAACAATCTTACCAGTTGCAAAGGCCGCCGTAGCAGCGGCGGCCGCCCTTCCAGCCGATGCAAATCCGGCAGTCAAATCAGATAGCGCCCTTTCGCTCTCTCTGGCAGCAGCAGCGGCCTGCCGACCACCATTTTGCATGGTGCGGTAATAATCCTGCCCCATTCGTGAGGCGCGGGAAATTTCCGTCTGGAAAGATTGAGAATTGGCGGAAATTTTGATTATTAATTCGCGTAAGGTTGCCATTTATCCAAACTCCAGACGTAAAAAAACCGCCGAAGCGGTTTTATTTTTATTGTTTCCAGACCTTTTGCCTGGCTTCTTCAAGGTATTCTTCATCGGTTTTAGCCGGAGGTGATTCGGCCATCAAATCACTGCCACAATGTTTACATTTAATGGCTGCGTTTTTGATTATTTCCGCACAGAACGGACACTTTTTCATACCCTCATTTTCAATTAAGTCTTTTTCTTCAGCTGCCACATCTTTCTTAATTACCAGCGAGTGTACAAAGGCAATAATAAACAGCAATGCACCATAAACCCACCAAGCAAAGAAAGAGCGGCCTTTGCTTTGAGCTATTAAGGCTGGAACTAAGCCTATTACAATTGAAACAAGTAAAATTTCCATTTTCTATCCCCAGAATTATTAGTGGCTAAAATCCTAATGTTTTCTGAGTAAAAAGTCACTGAGTTGCAGCTGTAAGTGCAGCCTCAAGCCCAGCAAACGGGTCCTTCGGTGCTGATTGCTCTTCACCACCCCAGCGCAGGATCGCATCGTCCAGCGGTACTTTTGCCCCCTGTGATCCGTAGATGGCAGAGACGAGCTGGGCGGCCTGAATGTCCCCGCGAATATCGCCAACCGGACTTTGCCTGTCGAACTCAATCCACATCAGAAGCTCGCTTGCCGTCATGTTCTGCCGTAGTTCTGATAGCGTGCGCCCCATCCGGAGCGCAAGCGACATCAGAAACTTTACGCCGGGGGTTGAGACTTTTCCCGCGCTTCGTCCGCGTTGTTAATCAGGTCAAGCGCCTGTTTGAGCAGGCGTGAGTGTACGGGTCCGTAAATTTCACGCACCTGCTCTTCTTCGTCAACGCTGAATACCGGTTGCTTATTGGTATCGCACAGGACGTCAATGAAGAGCACCACGTCAGCGCAAAGATTACGGTGCGCCTTTTCCGATACCGACACATTTTCATCGTCGGCACCCGCTTTCACCACCTCCTGCCAGCGCAGCCAGGCTTCACCTGACGGCTCACGGAGAACCACTTTGACGCCCTCCCACTCAGGAACGGCGACCGTCTTATGACGAAAACCCGACATCTTAGCCAGGGCGAGATTTTTAATATTCTTCATGCGACCTCTCAGGAGCCAGACTCGATGTTTTCAGGCTTACCTTTCAGGCGCAGGGAGAACGTTGCCGCCACTACGCCGTTGGTACCGGAAGACCAGGTGTGCTGGCGGATTTCAGCCAGGAACTTAAAGCCTTTCCCGGACGGGAAAATGACCTGGAAAGCGTAGGTCGTATCGTTGTCATACGCATCGCGCAAGGCGTCCTGCGCCGGGTTCTTGTAAAAGTTACCGGACAGAGAGATTTCTGACGGAGAAGGCAGACCGTTAATGTTCTCCTGCTCGGTCGAGCAAAGCGTTGTTACGTCGATATCCTGCTTCTGACCACCGGTGAACTGAATTTCTTTGATGGTGCAACTCAGATCGAGGAAGGTTGCGGAATCCATCGTTTCTTTGGTGGCTGGCAGAGAGGAAATAAGGATCTTCGTCAGCTGCGATTTTTCATATAGTGCAGACATAGCTGTCTCCTGGAAAAAGAAAACCCGCCATCAGGCGGGTTCGTTGGGTGAATTAATTGTCAGGTGGTAACCCTGAAATCGAGGGTCATGCGATAGAGTCGTCGATGGGGCTCGTATCCGGGGAGCCTGGCGACCTCCGTCGGGTTTAGTGGCCGTAGCGCCACTAGAGCATCTTCCACGAGCGCGCGCGCCTCTTTGATGGAGGTTGAGTAAGCATCTACCTGAATGGAAACCCCGCTCTCTGCCTGGCCACACAGCACGTCAGCGGAAACATCATCGACGATGGAAAAAATAATCCAGGGTGGCGAGACAGACGGCTTTCCGTCACCACCTAACGGTGCAACGTAGGGATATACCCGTCCTTGCGCCAGGGGAGAAAGCAAGGCGTAGATATCATCTTCATTCACTTGCTCAATACCTCATCAATAGCCTGATTCATTCTGGCAATAGCGACGCTGGCGGCCTCTTCCTCGCGCGTATCGTAAGCGGGACGAATGAAAGGGTGTGGCGGCATGTTGGCTGTTCCCAGCTCCACAAAGCGCCAGTAAAAGGCGTTTCTCGGGTTACTCGCCTTCATCGTGTTATCGCTGTTACCGGTGCGCGGGTTAACACCACGAATATGGACGCCGGAAGAAATTTCCCCGCGGCGGCGGCTTTTTTGGGTAACCACCACCACGTTTTTTTTCAGTTTTCCGGTGCGCACTGGTGCGCGGGCGATCACCTCTTCCTTAAGCACTTCTGCGCCAGCGCGCGTGGCATCACGCAGGACCTTGTTGTTTTCAGCGCGGCTAAGCGCCTCCAGATCCTTTGCGATGTCATTCAACCCGGAAAAATCGAGGCTCGCCTCTATCATTTTTCGATCCCCTGCTTACAAAGAATTTCGATTTGTATACCGCGAGAATCAGGTATAGGCGGACCAATGATATTTAGAATGACTCCCTTGAACGGGCCAGTCATAACCCTGAGTCTGGACGCAGCAGTTATATCGTTACGAAATCGAGTCCATACCCTGATAGTGGCTACGGCCGTTTCTGCACCAGCGGCTACTAACTCACGCCCACTGATGCCCCTAACTTCTGCCCAGGTTTCTGCGCCGTCATGCCACGTTTCAACAGGCTGACCAGAAGGATCACGCGATGTTGTGATGTTCTGAATTACCACCCTGTCTCTCAGTCTTCCGGCCTGCATAACCCCTCCTACACTCCGTAAATTCGGTATGGCTGAAGCAGGGCTTCAACTGCAAGCGGGACCTCTGCAACGGTTTGCCCGATGGCCACGGATTCCCTGTTTGCATACCAGTGACCGATAAGCAGTAGCATGGCTGCCTTGACATCATCATTGAGCAGTATCGGGTCCGGGTCGTCAGCGTAGCCAGGGCTGCTTTCCTTTTCATAGAGCGTTCGCCGTGTCCATGTCTGGACGTACCGGGCCGCCGCACCTGTGTAAATCTCCAGCAGAGCATCATCACCCGTAAAGTCGGTATCAATGCGGCAATGCTGTTTCACCACATTCTTATCAAGCATTTATTTGCCCCGAAAAAAAGCGGCCCGAAGGCCGCAATAGTTATCAGCTACCCGCGCCGGTGCTGAATGAACCGTAAACGAACGCCTCAGGACGTTTCACGGCCAGCGCCAGACGTTCTTCGCAGCGAATGGAGATCATGTTTTTCTCGAAGTCGTCGGCGTTTTCGGTGGAGATAACCACGTTGGCATCTTCACGATCGAACAGTTGAGCTGCGGCATTGAATGCGCCTGTCAGGAATTTGCCCTGGAAAGCTGCTGCCTCAGTAGCTACCACCGGAAGCCCCCAAAGCGTAGGGCCAGTCAGAGATGCCGGGTTAGCCAGGATATAGCGGCCCAGACTGTCTTTCGTGAGCTCAATTTTCGCCCAGTCGATGAAGTGCAGAACGTGGCCAGATGCAGGGAAACGAGCCAGTTGAGCCTGAAGCATTGCCAGGCGCAGATCATCAATCCCGTTCTGGCTCTCAACAGAAAATGCCGGGTCGAATGCTGAGGCCTGAGGAACGATGCCGTGCAGGTGCACACCAGTACCGTCGCCGAACAAGATTTCCTGTTCCTCAACATATTTCAGGCCGTAACGCATCTCAGCGTCAACCGTAGACTGGAGTTGAGCGAAATCGTCAAGGATCTGCTTGGATGCCTTAAACATGTGCGCGATGGTTGTCACCGGCGTGATTTTAGTTGCGAATTCAATATCGCTGTAAGGTTTGGCAGTCCCCTCTGCAACGACTTTCGCTGCATTGGTAAAGCCCGTTTGCTGCACCCAGAAAATAGCCGGTGAAGATGTGCGGCCAGGCGCAATCAGATCACGAATGAAGAGACGCTGTTTTGGTGCAGTGTCGATGCCAGGCAGTCGCTGTGGTTCAACCACGCCATCTGCAACATCTGTAGAAAGCAAGGCCGCGTGAACTGGGACGCTTACGCGCTTATTGCCTTCAACGCTCGCGGCAAAGGCCTTCAACGCCTCGCTATTAATCACCACCTGTCCAACAGTTTCGGTAACTTTAGCAGCGTTGTTCAATGGCATTTGGGCAACATGCTGTTCCAGCTCACCAAGGCTGGCCTTAAGGGTTTTTTCAGCTTCCTTAAGAGCATTGAGCTCTGTCGCCATTTTATCTACAACATCTTTGGTCTGAGCTGAGAGCTGACCATTCTTTTTCGCTTCGGTCAGTGCCTCTTCTGCTTTCGCGTTGAATTTGCTGGTTGCATCTTCAATGCTGGCAGTGACTTTTTTCAGAATTTCGTTTACTTCAGACATAAAGGGTCCTTATTTGACTAACGCCGCAAGAGCGCTTTCAAGTGAATTGAGGGTTTCAGGTTTGATCTCTTCGGCAGCGCCCGGCGTACCGTCGTTGGTGGTGACAGCGCCAGGCATGCCACCGGATAAGGCTTTAATGAGTTTTCTGCGCTCAGAGCGCGGGGTGTTGGTTTTAGCCAGCAGCGCATCAAGTTTTCGAAGCGCGGCCGCGGGTGATTCATCGCTATCACTGACCGCATCAGCAGAAAGAAGGCTGTCTGCCAGTCCCTTCGCCACAGCGTCACTGCCACCGATATAACTCTCGGCATCCATCAGTTTCTGAACAGCTGCCATATCAAGACCGGAACGCGCCGCGTAGATGTCTGCCATAGCGTTATCGAATGGCTCCAGAGACTGTGCCAGTTCCGCAAAGTCATGGCGGTTACCCATCGCGTAGACCCAGCAGTTGTGGATCATCAGAAATGCACCACGACCGATCTGAATATCATCCCCGGCCATCGCAATGACTGAGGCGGCACTGGCGGCAATTCCGAGCACCTTCACCGTCACACGGCCTTCGTATTCACGCAGAAGGTTGTAGATTGCCAGGCCTTCGAACATGTCACCGCCAGGGGAGTTGATATTGACCGTGACGTCGGCGCCATTCATCGCCCGTAGCGCACCGGCGATACGTTTGGCTGTTACGCCTTCACCCCAGTAGTCCTGTCCGATCACATCAAAAACAGAAATACTGTTGTCGTCGGTGGCCGCAGCTTTGATCCCGCCATCCCAGCGATCCAGGGCGGAGGGTAAAGTTTCACAGGTGACCCGCGCGCAGGGGCGACCCGCCGGTGCTGCCGGAAGTTGTTTTTTGCTCATCAGGAAAGTGCTCCTAAGCGGCCTGTTTCAGCGGAGATTGTTCAAAGGAAATGTCAGGGAATATGTGGTTATGCAGTTCTCTCAGGGCCAGAGCCTGCACAGCAGGATTGCTGCTTTCGAGATTTTTCAGTTGCGTCAGGTTGAGCTGAACGGTGTAAATGTCACCCCCTTCAATCGGTGGCATATTCTCAAGACGGCGCACGTCATTGCGGGACATCCACCCATTCTGGAGCGCGCTGGTATAGTACGCAGCACGGCCCGCGCTGTCGGCGCGCAGCAGTCCTTCTACAGAGAACTCCGCGAACACCTCATCATCGCTGTCCAGCAGGCACCGTCCTATTTCCTGTTCGATGTTAACCAGCAAAGGTCGCAGGGTGTGCGTCAGGAAAAGAAGGTTCATACCCTCCAGACTCGAAGCCCAGCTGCTCTGCTTTGTCGTATGCCCAACCATATAGGGCGGAACGCGGAACCAGCGGCAGATTTCCTCAATGCTGAATGAACGGCTTTCAAGAAGTTGCGCAGCCTCCGGGTTCATTGTGACGTTCTGGTAAGTTAATTTATTTTCCAGAACCATCAGCTTTCCGGCATTTTTTGAACCGATAAATGACTGAAGGTTCTGGCGCAGTCGATCGCGCTGCTCCTTCGTCAGTGCATTTTCAGAGGACAAAAATCCGGTGCTCTGAAGGCCATTCTCGAAAATTTTTGCTGCCGCTTCATCCACCGACATAGCAGCGCCAAATACATCAACGCCCGCCATCGTTGGCATCATCCCACAAACACCATCCAGCCCGAATCCGCGAATGTGCATCATGTTTTTAACTGGAATGATGCGTTCGTTTCCGTTTTCAGTGTATTTGTATTCCAGCGCTCCGGTAGTGAGACGTTTAACCACCATGTTCTGCGGCAACAAAGGCACCAGCGAAACCAGGCGGTTTGCGATGAACTTCTTCTCAATGAAGGCATTCCCGCGAAGACAAATACTGGCTACAACCATCAACATAAAGCGGGATGGCGTCATTTCTGAGTTAGGGCGACGGCACAGCACCGAATAGGCCGGGTGATCGGTCGCAGCCTTTCGAGACCCGTCAGGCTGGCGCACGTATATTTTCAGTGGGAGTGTTGAAATGGACTCACTCAACAGCCTGACACAAGCCCAGACAGCAGAGAGCTTTATCGCTTTATCAGCGGTAACAACCTTTCCGCTGCTACTGGTGCCATACCATTCACGCCAGAATTCACCTGTCGTGAGACTGATTGGTACTCCCAGCCAGTTTAACAGGGCGCTTTTTACACGCCCGGGTTGTTTATTCTTAGCCATCAGATACCCACTATGATCGGTTCGTCAAAAAATCCATCGACATCGCCCTCATCCCCAACATCCCCTTCAGATGCACCAATAGCCATAGCAGATGCCACTACGCCATCAATACGGCCGGTACTCTTTTTCTTGGCAAAGATCCGGTTTTCTTTCTGATCGGCTTCGGTTACTGCTGATGCAGCATTCCAGCGCAGGCAGGGATTGGTTTTGATGATGATGTCGCCGTCATCCAGCCGCTGTTCGAACAGCTCAATAGAGTGCGGCATCCATAACCCTGACTCCTGGGCTTTGTAGTACCCTTGCCCGTGAGGGATCAAAGGCACTGATACGCTGGCATCTTCCAGTTCAGGTTCAAGATATTTGATTCGATACTGGTCAAAGGCTATTGCCTTGATAAAAAACATCTGAGAAAGGTCAGCTATACGTTCAGCAACGAATCCGTACTTAACCGCTTTCCCTGGCGTGGTATGAATGTATCCATCCCGCTCCCACGCGTCATAAGGAACCCGATCCGTTTTAGCCCGATCAAGCAACGTGTCTTTCGGTGTCCAGAACTCCACCAGCAGTTTTCTTTTTTTCGGGAAAAACAGCGCCAGCGCGGTAAGGTCCCGGCTTCCAGAAAGGTCAAGGCCGCCATAACATTCCTCACCCTGCAATTCATGCAGGTCGAAGTCCTCTTCACATCCCATCCACACATCGCTGCTCATCCAGGGATTATCGGCGTCTACCCACTGACAGAAGTTGAGCCGGCGAACGATACTCTCTTTCGACGGCATGCCACGTGCCTGGGTGACCTGTTCCCTCAGATAACGGTCTGTGAAGGTGTGACCAAGCGAGGGGTTAGCTTTCTTCCAGCAGGTCTCGTCCTTAAACGGGTCCTCCCCTTCATCAAGCGAGCAAATGAACGAAAAGAAACTGTCATCCTCGATCGAACCTTCTGCTACCTTGCGCCCGTACTCGTGGTAGTCATAACAGACGCTGGTTTTATCGTGGCCGCTGTTGGTGATCATGAAAATCAGCGCCTGCCGACGTCCTTTCGTACCGGCGCGCATCATCTCAACGACCTGGTTGTTCTTATGCTCGTGAATCTCGTCAATCAGTGCACAATGCGGACGCGGACCTGACTGTCCATCATCAGAACTGATGGGTCTGAAGAAAGACCCCGTCTGAAGGAAAGCCAGGTTCCACTCCTTCCCGGCTCCGCCTGATTTATTAATCCGCTGCGCCAGCGCTGGTGACTGATCAACCATCGCCACCGCGTCCCTAAACAGGATCATGGCCTGGTCTTTTTTCGTAGCCGCGGCATAAACCTCAGCACGTGGTTCTTTATCAGCTGTCAGGCAATAGAGCCCTACTCCGCCAGCCAGTGGTGACTTCCCCGAACCTTTACCCGATTCGACATACACCATGCGAAAACGACGGTAGTTTTCAGAGTTTTTCCACCCAAATATCGAACCAACAATGAAACACTGCCAGGGCAGGAGGATAAAGGGATTACCTTCATGCTCGCCGCCGTTGAGCTTCAGCACTTTCGCGAAAAAGTCGATGGCGCGCTGAGCAGCTTCGGTATCCCAAAACAGCCCCCGGGCATGACATGATTCAAGGTCCTTAAGGTGTCGTTTACAGGCATTTCTTATATCCGGCCCGGCGATTTCCTTACCCGAAACTACATCCATGGCGTATCGCGTTGCGGGATCAACCGAAGAACTGGTTGAACGGGTCTTCTTCTTTTTCTCCACCATCCACTTTCACCTTCGTTCTGGCGGCCGGAGTGAGACCGAATTCAACCAGGTAGCTTTTAAATCGACGATCAGCGTCGGCAAGCATGGCAACCGCCGGGTTTGCTTTAATCAAAAAACCGCCCTCTGTCTGCACTGTGTACGTTCGCCCTTCATCGGCAATCGTCAGACGCAGTTGCAGAATGTCGGCGTAAATATCACAAAGACGTTCGAGCGCCAGCGTATCGGCAATGGTCAGAATTCCCATGCCGTCGAGTAGCACGGTTAGCTTTCCCCAGGCTACCTTTCCCCAGTCAGAGAGATGCTCGGGTGGACTCGGGATTTCTCGCGCCGGTGTGGGCTCTTTGTCGTTGAGTTTGCGTTTGCCCGGGTTGCCGGTTACCACTTTCAGGTGGGTCGGTTTCGGGCGTCGTCCTGCCATCGGAACCTCCCGGAAAAAAACTTTTCATTTCGCGGTTGTGCACAAAAAGGATGGGCGGCGGTCATTCAGGGGATTAGTCCTGAACTTTTACCCCACCCTTCCCCTGACGGTTCATGAATGAGAAATGTTATCGTTTGAACCAGTGTGAAGAAGGATCAAGAGGAAGGCCGCTTTCATCACAGCCGATGATAGTGCCGCGCTTCTCCATCCTCTGCTTTGTTGAGTCATGATGCTGCTTGCACAGTCCCTGCCAGTTACTGCGGCTCCAGAAGAGCTTCTGGGCTTTGCTTATGGCATCCGCATCACCAGATCGAAGAGCCTCTTTCAGTTTGTGCGGAATGATGTGGTCAACAACCGTTGCTGCTGCCACCCTTCCCTGATCCCGGCACATAACACAGAGAGGATGTGCGCGAAGGAACACCAGACGCTCTCTGTCCCATTTGCTGCCATAGATACGCGGTTCTTTATTCACGCCAGCCTCCACGCCCGGCGGCGTTCTGTACGTGGCGCTGAGTCAGGGTGACGCTCAACAGACTCACCATCAGCATGATCCACCAACGAGTAACACGGATAAACCACAGCGCCGCCATAAGCATCACCAACTGCATAATCGGCAGGCTTGCTGCTGTCCCATCGAGAAAGGACTCGTTCAATATGCTGAGGAGGTACGCTATAACAAACACCGTGTATCAGCCGCGGCAGCGTGATGTAGTCAGCCTGAGTCTTATCAGCAACAATCAGTCGTTCAGCTATCTGCATTTGATACTGAGGTGGGCGGCCGGTACCGAGATAAAAGCTCAGCATGTAGTCAGGGAAGCGGTTAAGACACTCACCCACCAGATCAGTAAAACCAGCAACAGGCATCGCGTCATCTTCCAGCACGACTACCCGGCAAGGTTGCTCGGCAGCCCATTCAAGCGCGCGTCGGTGATTCCAGTTCGCGCCGTGGTTACCGTCATCAATCAGCAGATGAGCATCCAGCAGCGCAGCAAGACGTTGTGCATGTTCTAAGCGGGTGTGATGGCCGACCACCACAAACTTCATCTCTTCAGCCACCAGCGAATCTCCAATAAAAAAGCCGCACGATGGCGGCTACTGTCTGTATATCAGGATTTTCAACGAATTAAAGTGCGGATAGGCTGAAGGCTCATTAATACAAGGAGTAAATATGTCTGGACTTATCAATCCTCAAAACGCCCCAGAAGAATCAGCTTATGCATTACTGATTGAAATGATTAGAGCCCAAAGAGTTCCTGTTTATTCAGGAGGGGATATATCTAATCTCCTCTCAATGTATAACCAGGCTGTTCAGCACTTCCAAAAGAGTAGCGATGACAATAATTAAAGATTTTCTTACTTTTTGTTAAACGTTTCACGGATTGAATTTGCCATTAATGAGCACCTTCAATCCGTGTCTCGCTTTGAACTTCTCTCCACTATTTATGGCGCCACCAGGCGTACTCCTTACCGATACCTTCAGACTTAAACACTGTGTGGATGCGCGGGCCGGTGACAATGTGATCGCCAAAAGACTTAGCGACAATGCCAAAAGCGATCATATCCCCCACCGCTGCATCAGCCTGCTCTGTCTTCCAGAAACGATAGCTCTCGATCCGGTAGTAAAGACGGATGATGCCGTGAGCAAACGCCATTACATCAGCGCGGGTACCACCCAGCAGCCCAGCGTTAAGCATTACATCGTTTCGGTGCGCTTCGATAAACTCCTGATAGATGCGCTCCGGATGATTCTGCTTTGCCCAGGTATCGGCATAGGTCTTTGGTTCTGAACCGACATACACCTTTCCGGCTTCCATTTCTTCCCACGGCGCGCGAAGCATTTCGACATCGGTACCATCGGTACACCAGACGAACCGGTATTCAGGGTGTTCTCGCAGGTGCTGCCAGATGTGCAGCCAGCGACGGAAGTAGACATTCATCTTCACGTCAGGTACGAGATACAGCTCAACATCGGCCGGGGCCGTCAGTAATTCATCCACCAGCGCTATACGCCCACACTGGCGAAGCGAGGCCGCCCATTTGCTCAGCATGTCAGGCGAGGCCACCATTCTCGTGCCGCGCTGCGGGTCAGGCTGACTGGTGAGCAGCGTTGTGATAACCACGTCGCGCTGCTGGCGGTATTCAACGTAACCAGTAAACCCGGCATCACGCCGTTCGTTGTGGATCTTCACGTTACGTTCCACCAGCGCCTGTCGGTCGGGACGCGGTACCGAACGCTCTACGGCTTCATGCTCATCGAGAGAATGGATCAGCTTTTCTGAACCGACCACATCACCGTAAGCCCATGTCGTCAGGCCAGCATTGTGAATGCGCAGGGCGAGGTCACTGTGTTCGTACATACCGCGACCGTATACCGGATCGAAACCGCCAACCTTCTCTATGGCGCTGCGGTGGTAGTAAAGCATCACGCCACGCTGTCCGGTATAAGCGATGTGCTTATCATCCCGGTACAGAACCGCCATATCATTCAACTTAGTCGTGCCAGCCAGATCTAGAAACTGGTAAGCCAGGTGTGGCTCGGGTGATTCGATGTATGGCAAGTGCCAGTTATCAGCGATGGGCCAGGCGTCATCGTCCCACAAGAAGAGATGCTCACACCCGGCGTCCATTAGCGCGGTTAAACTGGCGTTCTTCGATGCAACAATGCCGAGTGATGTTTCATGGCGAAGCAGCTGCACGCAGTCAGGCACTACTGCGGCAGGTTTTGAACCATCATCGACTACCACCACCAGCGCGCCGGCTGGCAGATGCCTCAGATGCTGTTCGAGTGAACGTTTTAAAACGTCTGCGCGCTGATGTGTCGAAATGGCAATGCCAATCCGTGACGCTGAAGCGCAGGCAGGCACATACGGGACACCATCAATAGTGACCTGCATTTGATTTTCCTTTTAGACGTGAGCCTGTCGCACGGCAAATCCACCGAAAGTTAACGGTTTGCCCAGGCTCACAGCTGAAAGACTTTCTTTGATGTGCGCGTGCGATGCGCATAAAAAAACCACCAGCGGATGCCAGTGGCTTAGATAGGTTGTGGTGGCCGGCGCTGATCTCCGGCTTGTTTAGAGTGTTACCAGTCAAAGCTGGAAAAACAGCGGATAGGTGGCCTGCCTAATCCCGATTATTTTGCCGCTTAGCGCATCAGCCTGCGCATTCACCACAATTCGTCATTATCACAGGCACTCAGTGAATGCCTGCTGTAATGCTTTGCCACTTCCTGGAGTGGCCACGCTCATGCCCTTGAGTAGCTGCCGCATCATCGCCGCTTATAACCGGTACGCGTCTGGCGTTCGCGCTGCTTTACCGGAGCTTATTGTTATCTATGAACCCTTACCCATCACTACACGGGCTCGCCATTACGCGACTCGGGGCAGCATCACTACTGCTACATTGCCTTTCGGCTGCGGTCTATCCGCTTATTGCTTCATTGCTTTATCCTCGAGTGGGGATAGTTGGTGATTTATCCATTAGTGGGATTAGCAGTCAGCATCTGGCCGGGTAACTGCGCGGCATGCCCACATACAGGCCTCCTGCATTTTGGTACGCGCGATTGCCAGGCTGCGCATAGCTTCATCAATCTCCCGAGCCTGCTCAGCGCTTAACATTGCCGGGCCATTACGGACAGCCAACAATTCACCTCGCTCGGTATCAAGCAAATTACAGAAGTGGCGGCTGACACCTTTAAGGCGGTTCATTCGCTCAATGTCGCCAGCGGTTAATGTGCGGTAGCCTTTTACAGTACTGCCGTCCTGCGGTTTTGCTTCACTCATTTCGTAGCCTTTTCGGTTGATTGCGGGCAGTTCGCCAGCACTGATTTGTTGTGCGCCAGAATGTCGCGCTTGGTCTGCTTATCCAGCACGTCAATATCGTGGTTTGTCACGTAGATAATCCGGGTCCACAGGCAGCCCGTATCAATCACCACCGGGGCGGGTGAAGTTTTCGCGCAACTCGCGATCAACATCGTCATCAGGCATGTGATTAACAGTCTGCTGGACATTGCTGGCCTCTTTAGTGACTTCAGCTTTACGTTCTGCTACCGCAACGCTCGCCGCTGCGTTCTCCTCGGTGCGCTGCTTATCAGCTTTGGCTTCCGCCTTGCTGGTGCCGCGAATATGGCCCAGGCCGAAAGCGCCAGCGATGGCGGCAATGACTGCTGCAGCAATACCAATTAAAGTTTCAAACCCCATAGTGACCTCACACCAGCACAGATTTCGCCAGGTTAAACAGGGTGCGCCGTTGTTCCAGCCCGTTACGGCCGCCGTTGATAAGCAGCGTCACGCGCTCCACGTCGCCGGAATGGAGCAGGCATCCGTGCGAGACATAGAACCATGCAGCGGAGCGCGCAGCATATTCATCCTGTTCCAGCAATTCAGGCTGGGTTACAAGGTCCAACTTCAGCGCGTGGCCACAGTTGCGGTAATTGCTGAGCCCGGTGATTTGCTTCAGGCCGCGACCGCGATATTTCCAGCCATCACCAGCAACCTGGTTGCCCAGGTTCTTTTTGCCCCACTCACCGCCATAAACCAGATTGGCTATCGCTTTCTGATTTGCCGGTTGCGTTGCCGTTCTGCCAAGTGCGGCGGCCTGCTGTGCAGTAATGCGATGCTTGCCGAACGTAGGTACCAGGTTTTCTGCCGCATAGTTCAGGTTTTCCACCAGCCGGGTGAAACCGCCGGACTCATGGCCCATCTGCGCGATAAACATGGCCTGATCGAGCGGCGCGGTTATGCCGAATTCCTTCATTGCAGCATCGATATAGTGAAACCAGCGCACGGCTAGACCGGCGCTTATACCAGCCGCCCTCTGAAATTGTGTTTGGTTCATTAGTGCCTCAGATGATCAACCAGACGCGCCATGTTTCCCCGTGCCCAGAGAAGAGCAGCGCAAATCATAACGTTCACCAGCACCACAAACCAGTGCGATTCGTGATACAAGCCGAACAGGTAACGGAAAGGGACGCTGGCATAAACCAGCACCGTGAAATAAGCCATCAGCGATATCAGTGGACGATGTCTCGCCCCTCCACGCTGGTAAAACATGAGGGCAAGAACGATCACCCCGCATATGATGGCATTCGCCATTGCACTAGGATCACTTGTTACCATTACTGGCCCCTCCACCACGTAAACGCGAGAGAATTCCAAACAGGCTGCCCAAATCCTGACTGTTGACGAACGTCAGCAGTTTAATAGCAATAGCGGCTACGATTACCGCGCCCAGCGCATCAAGTGGCCTGTCGCTATACCCCGTCCATTTGGAGAAGTAAGAGCCAAGAAGTGGAGCGCCAATTACGCCGAAGATGAATGAGGTGATGAAGTAGCCCACCAGCTTAAGGCGGCTGATATTAACCGCCGTAGCGACATAGAACACTGCACCAGCGAATGCGCCAAACACCACACCGTAATCAATACCGGTTGCCAGGCCAAAGATACTGGCCCCCATAAGACCACCAGCCGCTACCGTAGCGCCAGAAACAGGATCGGACATTTAGCCCCTCTTATTGCCGTGAGTCCTCTCAGAACGAGGGGAAACAAAAAAGGCCACCCGGAGGCAGCCCTTAAAATAAAAAACCCGCAGCAGTGGCGGGTTTATGTTTTGATTTGTTGCTCAGTACGCTTTACTGTCCCGAGCCTACCACAATTTAAGCACTTTCCTGCTCACTCTGCAACGTAAATCTGTCGCTATTTGTGGCGAATGCGTCACAAAGTGGTGCGTAAAGGATCGATTCTGCAAGACTAACCCATGTATCAATACGACGACGGCATGTAATAAGGGTCCAGCCGGGGTGTTTTGAATTAAGCTCTTTAGCCATCTGGAGTTTGCTTTTACGCAGACGATGACGATCAACAATCACACTATACAGCCCATGGTATTCTTCGTTCATCAATATCGCAGCAATAACGCCGTCAATCTTAAGCCCCTCTTCGTCCGAGCAGAACGCCAGGCCAGTTTTGTTTTTACTGTCGAGAATTTCTTGCAGGTACGCTTCCAGCTCGGGTTTGGTGATACCGGATTTCTTCATGCGGCGCAGCGCATCGTTGATAGCGGTCTTGGTGATTTTCCCCGATGCCAGCAGCTGGTTGAACATGTTTCCGCCAGAGCCACCACCGATATAAGACCAGCGGCCCCACATACGGAGCTTACCCTGTACCCAGATGCTTTCGAGTGTACGAAGGCGAACCATCTCGCCGGATTTGCCAACTTCTGAAGGATTGATCATGTTGCGTCTCCACTTACGCCAGTGCGCCTATTGCCAGCGCACGATCTAAAAACCGAAACAACAGCACCAACTGGTCGCCGTGCTTCGCTTCAAATGCCACAGGATCAGCGTGCAACTCGTCGTGATGCGCTCTGCACAGCGGTATCACAAACAGGTCATGCGCTTTGGTACCCATTCCACCCTGCCCGTGGCCTATCAGGTGGTGGGGGTCGTCTGCCGGGTTATTGCAGCAACTGCACTGCTGCGACTTCACCCAGCGGGTGTATTTGTCGTTCTCCCAGCGACGGCGCTTTGGCCTCAGCATGAAAGATTCCGGTGATTCAGGATCGACCTTCACCGAGACTATCTTCTTAACTTTCTCCTGGAGGATTTCAGTTGCCGGTAATGACGGAACAATATCGCTTTCCCGCATCACTGAGGTGTGCGATTCAGGCTTAATCCGGAGCGCCTGGTTAGCCACTGATTCAGGAATCAGGTCAGCCAGGTCGTTACGGACCATCCACCAGCAAAACTCCGGCAGCGTCAGGGTGTGGTCAGTGCCGAAACCCAGCATGATATTCACCCTTTCCAGCAGCCATTTTACCAGGTTCTGCATGGCAATTCCTGCCAGTCTTTCAGTAGTTTGTTCACGCAGTTGGTTATCGCATTCCCAGCACAGGCGAATGCTGCCGGGGGCGTGGCGTAGCAGAGTGAAGTCCTTTGAGTGCCATTCGTTGTGAGGCCACTGACATTCGAATTTACGTTCCAGCCAGGCATCAAGGCCACTCAGTCCACCAGCACGCTGAATAACTCTCTCATCCAGGAAAAGATCCTGCACACTGACGTCATCCGTCAGTGGCTGGTGTGCTTCCGGAATCAACCCGGATGGCAGGTGCTTGATTGCTTCGGAAGGCGTTTCAATCACCACCCTGCCACGGCGAAACAACCACAGCAGTTCGTTTCCAGGGCGAAACAGTACCACCCCGGACATTGGCGCAACTTCAGGTGTCAGTATGGCTCTCACTGTTACCTCAGGCTACGATGTCGATTATTTTAAGAAGCTCCGCAAACTTCGACTCAAAGAAATGAGGCTGAGTTTCTCGCGGGTTCGCAGGACTGGTGATGTTCTTGCCATACATGCAGCCTTTGGCAGTAAGTGACCAGAACTTTTTAACACCATTCACTCCAGACCGACTGTTTCGCTCTTTTTGTTCCACAATCCCAAAGCGGGACATCATGTGATAAACCTGATTGGCGGTGATGCGGATGTTTTTTGCTTTAAGCAGAGCGCTGAGTGATTGTGTGGGACGGCTGGACCCATCCTGCGCACCGGCAGGTGCATCGATCGCGTAATGCGGCATCAGATCTGGAAGACCAGCTACCTGCTGGAGTTTTTGATAAGCACCGAGCCTTGAAGAGTTTGAGAGGTTCAGCATTTTCGCCGCCGATTCAAGCAGGATCACGCCAGCCTGAATTTTGTCGGATGTCGGCGCATTGGATGCAGGGTTCTGTACGGCATCGAACGTTCTGATGACTTTGAGGTTAAATTTCGGGCTGATCCACATTGCATAGGAATAAACCAACTCCTTGCAGACGAATGTCCCCTGGTTAACACCACCAGTAAGGGTGACCAACGGGGCCGCTCCTGTAATTCCAGGAGCGCTCGAAATTTCAGCGATGAGTTCTTGCGTTTGGGTAAGACAGGACCAGTTGGAAGGCTGGTGACGTTTTTCACCTCCCGCCGCACGATGCAAATCATTCAGGCAGTAACGACCATCAAAATCACGGCGTACGGAAACGCCATCAATTACGAATAACTGATTCATATGTTTCTCCACTTGTTGTAGTGCGAGCGGGTCTGCACTCCCGCTTCGCTGACACTTTTTAATCTAACACTCATGCGCGTACCAATGCATTGCTATTTTGCCTACCATTTTCGACATAGCTGGCGATCGTTATTTCAACCTTCCCGCCAGGTACCTGCGGTGCCCACTCCACCAGCATTCGTTTAACCTGACTGTCATCCTCCCAGATGCCTGCATGTGTCAGTGCATCAAAAAGCGCCTTGTTGTAATTGTCGATATCGCGGCGGCGGGCATCTGGTGGATAGAGAATGATCTCAACCGCCGCTGGCGCTGTGGTTGGTTTAGGCAGGCGGCGTAATTGTTCAATAATCGCAGCGCAAGCAGCGCTCTGATATTTGCGGCCAGCAGCACTGATGAGATGGCGTCCTGCCAACGGCCCCTTATTGGGGGCTCGCCAGTAGGTGTTTACGCTCGGCGGGAACGGGAGCACCAGTTTCATAAAGTCACTCCCTGTTTCTTCAACCATTCAACAGCTTTATCTCTGGCCTGGTCTCCTCCGGATAAGAGGTCTTTAATGATAGACGCCGGATCTTCATCAGATTCCGTTTTGACGATGGTAATGCCCCTGGCAGCGCCAGGAGCAACAGTGATGTAACCTTTTTTCTTAAGTGACTTCACGTGCGCTACAGCAGCGTTCGGTGATGCGCAGCCAATTAATCCGGCAAGCTCCAGCATCGTAGGTGGGAAGCCAGCCTTTTCGATATGTACCTTGATAGCTTCGAACACTTCATTCTGACGCGGCGTTAATTCGATCATGACTCGACTCCATAACGCCCGTTCAGGCGTCCGATTACGCTGTTGAACATCACCAGGCTTACGCCCATCGGTTTAACCTTCTCGTGGTACTCCTTCAGGATCGGAGGCACTACGACATTCCAGCTTGGCTTTGGCTTCTGCTTTAGGGCTTTTTTGATGGCATCGTTGCATTGACGGGCTACATCACGCACAGCGTTCTCATGCTCGGTAGATAGCTTTTTCATGCGGCGCGCTCCTGTAGTTTTTTCATGGGAACGGCAACTGCCGGTATAAGCTCAACAGCTGGTGATTCAGATTGATTTCCCCAGTGGTCCCAGCCAGGCGCACCGCAACGGCTGAATAGTTCGATGCGCGGAACGTCACCGTAAAGCTTCTCCAGACGGAAACGCGCCTCTGCTGGCTTCTGGCTGTGCTCACCGAGTGGGCTGTAAATAACCTGCTTGATGCTGGCGCACTTGCGTTCAAGTCCATTTCCCCTGGTGGCGATCAAGAGGTCTTCGGTATTGGCTCGGGTGTAGTTCCCGCCGTTCATGCGTGTCTGTGCGTTCAGCAGGTCGAGGAAGTCGTAAAAATCGTCCACACGGCCTGCCTGAAGTGCTTTGTTGATATGCTTCTCTGCCAGTGGGTTGAACTTTACCCAGGTAAAGCCCTTCATCGTGCGGACCTTAAAGCCCCACGCTTCAGCCAGTTCGATAGCCTCGCGAGTGTGGGTTCCGGTAAACCACATAGCCAGAACTGCATCATCGGCAGCCAGGTCCCAAACCGGTAAGCGCTTCATGTCGATAAGCTTCATCGTGCCGTAATGGTTATTTGCAGCGCCATTACTGATGGTGTTCCCGTATTCCCACGCAGGGTCGGCATAAATCAGTGAATATTTCATCAGACATTCCTCGCTCGGCCAGCCAGACACCATGCATCAGAGGGCGCTTTCACTTTCGGCGCCATGCTCAGGCAACGCTGACGCTCAATCAGTATCTTCATCCTCTGTTCTTCGTTCTTAGAGCGATTGAAGGCATCCATCAGAACCGTGGCTGCACGCTGGTAGAGCCCTTTTTCAAACAGGTCTTGAGCCTTATCCATCATTGTGGTCACAGCCGGATTCAGAGCTTCTTCCTGTTCTGGTACAGCTGGTTTATCAGCCCGGTTGATTTTCAGTGCAGAACGCCCTCGCCAATCTCCCCACCCGGTGCTTTGGCAAAATACTGGTAGCACTTGCCGTTATGCTGGCGGGTTGCGCGATTCAGTTTGGCCAGATGGCATACACCGCGCTGAACAGCGTGAACGTTGTACTGGGGCATGGATGCTGCGATCTGTTTGTTTGTTAACCCAGGGTTTTCAGCGATGAAGATTTGAATATCTTTCAGAAGGCTCATGAGTTCGCTCCTCTGAAACCTGCCGGGATTTTGCTGTAGTCGGTATTCTGAAAGCTGGATTTGAAGATTCCATCCTCACGCTCCCACTTCCCGTTAACACGCGCTGGCCTTCCGGCATTCGCCCAGTTGGTAGCGGACTTCAGGTAAGCTGGAAACTTCGTTGGCTGGAAAAGCGTTTGTGGGCGCAGGTAGGACGCCATTGTTAAATCGTCGCTCCACTTGGCGTTGCAGTAGTCCACCACCAGCGACAGCTCTTCAACGGTGAAGCCCTCCCGATTCGGGCGCGAATGTTTTGCAGCGAGGTTGTTGAAACCTGATAACGCGAACTGGTCACCTTGTTCAGATGGGTTAAAACCTGTTTAGCCTGATCGGTGATCAACACATCACCGTCTGGTTGCGCCGCAACCGGACAAATAGGGTTTTTAATATCTGTAGTATTCTCTGTTGTATTCTCTGTAAGAACATCAGTGCAATTTGACCTGATGAGAGCGGTTCGTTTTGACCCGATGGAACGTTCCACTTTGACCTCTTCCATCGGTTCATTTTGACCTGATGGAAGAGTGCATTTTGAACTCGTCGATTTGGTCACTTTGACCTCATCTAAAAGCTCACTTTCGTAGTTGATCGTGTAATAGTTCGTCATGTCGCGCTGAGACTTGTTCAGCTGCTCAACTTTGAGTACGCCAAGGTTTTTCAGGCGGGTGAATGTGCGCTTCAGGGTGGATTCAGACCAGAACGGGAACTGCTCCAGCCACTGCTCATTGGTGTTGTAAATCCAGCGCACGCCGTCACGCTCCAGTCCGGAGGTGGTTTCTTTCAGCCAGTAATTAACCTGCTGCAACGCAATGGCCTCGTTCAGCCCAATGCTGTACGCAAGGTCAGGGTTAATCACTATCGGCCGGGATGGCATTAACAGGCTCATGGTCGTCCTTTAACTCTGTAAATTTACGCTGGAATTGCTCAAGAGGGCTGAAGCACTCATGATCGTACCCTTCGCGGAGGTATATAACGCGTCGGGTCTCGGGCTCCCATCTGATGACGCGCACCGGGACGCCATAGTGATCTCTGAAACGCCGGTTAAGTTCTCGCATAGCGCTCTCCCCTTCCGACGCCAGACACCCACAATCGCCATAGCCCTACTGTGGTTACATGGAACCCAGCGGCCTGATACCATCCGCTCATACCGAAACGACGAGGTTCCAACAACGGGAATACCACGGAGTTGCGGGAGACGGTTGTTTACCGTTACACTGTTCATGCGTTAGTTTCTCCACTGATACGACACGCCAAGGGGCCCGGAGCTGCACACTCGCGGGCCTCACCCATTTCTGGGAGGCAATAAACACGGGAAATAAGGTTCAGGAACGTCATGAGAGTGACCCTGAACTGATATGCGATATCGTTAAGACTTTGCCACTCGCTCCGGTCAACTACACCATCTTCAATGTAATGACGGTAAGCGTTGACCAGCTCACCAAGCCTCCCCACCAGCTCGGCCAGCTTCAGGCCAATCTCTTCGTTTTCATCATCAGGCACGGCGCCGGGAACGTGAATTCCGTTATCGGTTTCACGAGAGAACGCGTCAGCGATGTAACTTACGCCAGCGGCGCTCTGAAGCACCATTGCCCAGCCCATCGGAAAGATCTGGTCGCCACCAGCACGAAGGCGGTTAAAGAGTGAATTCTGGGTTTCGTCCAGAATTTCCGCCGCTTCAGCGTATCCTCCTGGCAACGCGGCAATCGTCTTCCTGATTGCGGCCACTAGCCAGGCGGGCTGCTTCTCAACTTTCCATTCAGGTTCTATACCCACGGTTAACCCCTTATCTCTGTGGTTATTTCTGATCGCTTGGCGATGTATTCTTGCCATAACGTTCTGGGTTGAATTCCAGTTCACCAGCAGTTCGATACGCAGCTTCAGCAGCTCGTCCTTTTGGGATTAAGCGTCCTGGGCGGTTACGCCACTGGTAAACGGCCTCACTAGTGATGCCAAAAAATTCGGCAACTTTTTCAGTGCTGCCGAAATGTTGTTCAATCTCGTCGGTTGTCATGAAGCCTCCTTAGCTAAGTTTGATTAGATATTAATAACCAATCTAACTTTGGTCAATAAAAACTAAGATTGCTTAGTCTTTTTTAAATTTGGTGCTTTCATGGAAACGGTTGGTCAGCGCATTAAAGCCCTACGTAGGGTTACAAGAACCTCTCAAAAAGAACTGGGTAAATTCTGCGGTGTTAGTGACGTAGCGGTCGGTTATTGGGAAAAGGATGTGAATATCCCAAACGGTGAATCGCTGGTTAAGCTGGCGAAATTTTTCAATACATCAATAGATTACATTCTTTACGGCACCGAATTTGAGGGTGCCCTCATAACTAAAATGCGGCGTGTGCCAGTGATTTCTTGGGTTCAGGCTGGGCAGTTTACGGAATGTAAAACTGCTGATTTGTTCAGCGATGTCGATAAATGGGTTGAGACATCACTTCGCATTGGAGATAGCTCGTTCGCTTTAGAGGTCAAAGGGGATTCAATGACCAATCCAAATGGCCTCCCAACAATACCTGAAGGGGCTACCGTTATTGTTGATCCAGATGTCGAACCCCTTCATGGGAAGATTGTTGTTGCGCGTATTGATGGCACTAACGAAGCGACTGTTAAAAAACTTGTCATTGATGGCCCACAAAAATTTTTAGTCCCACTAAATCCTCGCTACCCCAACATACCGATCAACGGTAACTGCCTTATTATTGGCGTTGTCAAAGGCGTTCAGTACGAAATCTAAGTTCCCTAACTCCTCAAAACACTAAACTAAGAAAAGTTTGGTGTTTACCCTTGACCTAAAAACTAAGTTAAGTTAGATTTTATTCATCAGCAGCGAACATTGTGGGTAGGCAGTATGAGCACAAGCGCAAACAGAAAGACGATTAAGTTGCCAGCCGGCGAGACCTTTGCGCCTATTAGCGATAAGTGTAAGAGCTGTGGCTATGTCGAATTGACGCTGCATGTAGATTGCAGCGCATTGAAAGTTCAAACGCAGGTTGTTGAGGCGGTCAGCAAGCGTTACTTGCCATTAATCGAAAAGGTTCCTGGTGAGATTGTCGAAGTAATCATTGGCAAGCTGATCATCGAACTGAGAGCTCTCGTCTTCAGTTACAACGTGACCACAATTTCCACAGACAGCTCCCGCAAAACTGTCAGAACCTTCAGGTATCGCGGTGCTATCGAAGAGTTCGCCACTGCATTCTGGGCAAGAGAACTTAACTTCGTCCATTTGTAATATCCTTCTTGGTTGTGTGAGAACTCCAAGAATACCACCGAGCCTGATGTGGTGAAAAGACAGGCAGCAGTTGCAGTACGGCATATAGCACATGTGCCGCAGCGGTCCGGGGATTCCTTGCATTACTTTTTCCAGATCCAGCGGGTAGCCGGAATGTGCAAGCCAGGCAAGTACGACAGCCAGAGACGTTTCACCAGCGTGGCGATCAGGTGTGACACCTCGGAAGAGACGAGGGCAGCCATTCACGTTAAGCATCTAGCAGGGTGCTTAGCGGGACTGGAAGAGTTACCACTTGGAGACGGTCCTTTTAAATGTCCTGGACAGTGGCGCTTCGGCAGCGATAACCGCCGCGACAAGATTATGCAAACGGGAAAGGTCGTTAAAACTCGTTAGGCCGATGAGTTCAAATGGCAATAAAGAACTGACAGCCGGGAAAGACCGGCACACAACATGAAAGCGCATTCCTCTTTCACTGATGGGGATCGGTTTGTTAACTGGCGGAGTGCGATTCCAGTTGTGGCATTAGCTCAGATGGATAGAGCAACGGCCTTCTAAGCCGTGGGTCGCAGGTTCGAATCCTGCATGCCGCGCCAGTATCACGTAGCCAGCGTGGTAAACCGTAGTAGCTGTACCAGATGCTGTGTGTAGTCTTGGCGGTCGGCAGTTGTGAATGTCCTTAATGTCGACCGCCCCTTTTCACAACTGAAAGCGCGTTCAGCGTTCAACTTGAGAGGCTGTAGTCGTTAAATCAACTCATGAGAACGCGCTCCCAATTGTGGAGAAGCTAACTGGCGGTGGCAGCCGCCCGTTTCACTAAGTGCCCTAGTTGGGTGCTTATTAAAACGAACCCCCTTTATGTTTTGTCGCCATCTGGCGAGGGATTCGTGCAACCAAAATTCAGCGGATATTTCCACTGGAGGAACGATGAACCACATCGAATTTATTGAGAAAAACGTACGGGAACAGCTGATTAAGCAAGGCTTTTCCTCTTCGGTGGCTCAGGGGGGGGCGTGGCAAGCACTTGATTTATATAAGCGCATGTCACAAGCCAGTAAGAAAGGCGCGATATTCGACGATGTGATGAGGCATGCTAAAGCCTGGGCAGATAAACAGGTTTCAAAAGCTGAAGTTACCCGGAGAAAACGCATCTCACCCAAAGACCAAGGCGGCCTCTTCTAAGTTGTAAGGCCAAGAATTCAGCGCTGTGCAGAGCGCTCATAACACGGAGAAACTATCCATGACGAACACACAGAACGTCACCGAGTTACAACCACGCATGACCCGGGAGCAGCTGATCGACGCAGCGCGTAAGGCAGCCCCTCTCCTTCCTGCCGCTTATGGTTGGTTGGTTAACGAAATGGCAACGCGCTTTGATGTAACCAGCGTCGCGCTTTGTGAAGCGATGGCTCAGCGTAAGGAACTGGCTGTTCAGAACGCCACCTTGCGTGAAGATGTCGCAAGCTGGGCCAAAGAATGTGACCGCATTGTTGAACGCCACACGAAGACCAGAACCAATATGCATTTACTGGAAGCCCAGCGAGAACTGCGTGAGTTGTCTACCGTCGTCATTTCCCAAAATAACGAGGTGGCTCTCTAATGGCTAACTCATTCAAGCAAATGACCCGTGACGGGACCATCAAGCGTACCGATACCGGGATGTTTATCAGCCTTGACCAAATCCATGTGCGGGAAGGTTTCAACAAACGCGAAGATGATGAGCGTACCCGCCAGGCAGATGATGACCTCTTCAACTTTCTGATGAATGGTGGCTCCGTTCCCCGCTGGAGGTTATCGCCCGTGATGAAGGTGGAGTGTGGGTTGTTGAAGGCCACCGTCGGCGTCGCTGCTATGCGCGCTGTGCAGAAGCTGGTAAGCCAGTAGACCGCATCCATATCATGCCGTTCAACGGTAACGATGTTCAGCGCCTGGCGCGCATCATGACCAGTAACAACCAGCTCCCGCTATCTGATATGGAACAGGCAGCTGTTATTCAGGAGCTTCATAACGCCTTCAACCAGACCACCAGCGAGATTGCAAAACTGGTCAACAAGTCTGTCCCTACTGTCGAAAAACTTCTGCTTCTTAGCACAGCCAATCACGACGTTCAGAAAGAAGTTAAGTCCGGAGCCGTGTCTGTAGATGTGGCCGTAGACCGAGTAAAAGAGTTTGGCGAAAAGGCCGGTGAGGTGCTTCAGAAGGATAAAGCTTCTGCTGCTGCCAAAGGTAAGAAGAAAGTTACCCGCAGCGTTATAGCGCCAGAAATTAGCGTTAAGAAAGCGCGTCGCCTTGTAGAGCTGATCAGCCTGGCGGGTATAAGCGACACAGGTGTTATCTATCTCGAAGGATTGGTCCATGCAGAAGTCGTGGAGATTATCGACGAGCACAAAGCTATCGCCGTTCAGCGTCATGGAGAAGCATCATGAGCACACTTACCAAAGAATGGCTCCAGCAGACAATCGCGGAGCTTGAAGAAGAGCGCGATGCTGTGCCCGGCGTTGTAAACGAAGATGCGGCCAATGCGCTGGCGGCGATGAAGTTAGCACTGGCATCGCTCGAATCGGGGGTGAGGCCTGCGAGGCCTGTGGAGGTAACGGTTCGGTAGATATCGACGACGGGGAGATGGGAATTGAGCATATCGAGTGCCCGAAATTCTACACCTCCCAGCCAGCGCCGGTATCTGTGCCTGATTTGCTCGAGCAGTTTGCTGAATTTATGGCGGCAGAATCTATTAAGTCTGGTGATTATCCAGATGGGTGGCAGAGTAAGGCTTCAAACGCTGCTCATGAATACGCGCAAAACATCCGCGCCGCCATGCTTCAGGGTGCCGAACCTGTAATGACGGCTTACAAGTTGCCGGCGATTGGTTGGCTACGTGCTGACTATCAGGATGATAATCGTGGTCTGCGAGGTAATGCTCCACTGTTCGTGCTGGGTAAAAAAGATCCTTCAACGGTGTGGGGGCTGGATTACATCCCGCTTACCAGCAACTCTTCGGTGATTCCGGATGGTGTTTGCCCGTGTTGTGGCAGAAAACCACTCAAGAACAGGACGTGTTCTGTTTCTGGTTGTGATGGAAAGCATGTCGCGCGTGGGTTTTGCATAAAACACTACGCCATTGAGCGCAAAAAAGACCCGTCCCGCCGGAGAGCATCCGCGCCGCAGATAAGCGCTACCGCGCACGAAAGGCAGCAGCACCGCAGCAGGAGATTTCTCATGCACTTGCCAAAGGCATGGAGCGCTATGGAGATGCTATGCAGGAACTAGCGAAGAAGGAGGTGAAGTGATGCCTAACCATTCGATTTTGTGATGTTCGTGCTGCTGGCAATCGGCGCACTTCAGCAAATGGGGTGGCTGCCATGGTGAGCAAACTCAAACAGCGGCGCCTGCGCCGTCTTAAATCCGATGTTGCCTGGTGGAAAGGTGAAGCATCGGACCTGTACGACAGAGTCATGGAGCAGGCAGACGAAATAGCCGAACTCCGCAGGCTGGTTATCCGCGTTCCGATGCCAGTAATTATTTCAAAGGAGATGGCCAACCAGCTTTATAACAACGAAACGAAAAGATGTCGTACCTGCAATGATGGCCTCCGTGGTGGGTGCTCATCATGCATTTTCTATAAAAGATAGCCGGTGCAGCCGGTAAAGTGGAGAGAAACGCATGGGGCAGTTAGTAACACTTCATGAGTGGGCATCTGGTCCTAATGGATTCAAATATCCATTAAGCAACTCAGCATTAAACAAAATAGCAAAGACCAAACAGACTTATCCGCCAGCCTTAAAGCAAGGTCGACGCTGGGTAATAGATGAAGATGCTCGTTTTGTTGGCATGGTTGGCAGTGTTGATATTTCGTCATCATTATCAGACAAGGCCCGCCAGTTAGTGGAGAAAGCAATAAATGGCAGCTCGCCCCAGAAAACATAATGTCAAAATACCCAACCTTTACTGTAAGTTAGATAAACGTACTTCAAAAATTTATTGGCAATATCGCCACCCTGTAACAGGTTCATTTATTGGATTCGGAACAGATGATGAAGCGGCAAAAGCTGCTGCAATCGAGATGAACCGTATAACAGCAGAACAAGAAACTCAGCAATCTTATGCTCTGATTGATATGGCAATGAAGAGCTCAGGGAAAAAGGATCAAGGTATACGTGTTTCTGAGTGGATTAAAAAATACATCGAAATTCAGATGGAAAGGTTGCGTGACGTGAGATAAAAAACCCTACTGTAAAATCCAGACGATTATGTTCTCAGATTCTCGCAGATAGAGTGCCAAACCTTCGCCTGAAGGATGTTGATACAAGACTCATTGCAAAAATTATTGATGAATATAAGGCAGAGGAAAGCACAGAATGGGCCAACTGATAAGAAGCGTACTAAACGACGTGTTCAAAGAGGCGCAGCATGCTGGCGAGGTTGATCCTGGCTACAACCCAGCCTTAGCTGTAAAAAATCCAATAGCCAAAGTGAAACGAAGCAGACTTAGCATTGAACAATGGAAATTGATTTTTGAAAGCGCAGGCTCTTTGCCGCTTGCGCTCAAAATTCTATGCTTTTGGCTTTAGTAACCGGGCAAAGGATAGGTGACATAGTCGAGATGAAGTTTAGTGACATTTGGGATAATCACCTTCATGTTACCCAAAATAAAACCGGAATGAAGTTAGCCATCCCCTTAAATTTAAAGTGCGATGCAATCGGGTTGACTCTGGCTGATGTTATTAGTAAGTGTCGCGATAGAGTAGTGAGCCCTTATCTGATCCACCATGTTAAGCATCACGCTTACGGTAAAGCGGGATCTCACGTTCCCGAAAAAACAATATCAAGATATTTTAAGGAGGCAAGAGATAAAGCAAATATTACCTGGCCTAAGGATTGCACTGCCCTTCCGCCGTTTCATGAACAGCGCTCGCTTTCATCAAGAACATACAAGCTCAGGTATAGATGTCAAAACTCTTTTAGGGCATAAACCGAAGCAATGAGCGTAATGTATGGAGATGATCGTGGTCTAGAATGGAAAAAAGTTGTGATTTAAACAGGGAGTTTTGGGAATTATTTTGGGATGTTTTGGGGAAAGAGTTTTACGAATTAAATTCAGTCACTTAGATTTTAGCGAATTACTCCAGAAACAGTCGTCACCAGCAAGGCATGACCAACAGCCAGCGCACCCGCTGGCTGTTTTCTTTCCGCCCTCTCGTCCCGTGCTAATGTAACAAGCTACTATTGGCAAATCACAGGTGAAATCGTTATGTCTGATGACGTGATCGGGACGACGACCATCAGCGGCTAATCAGCTTATTAACCGAGCAGGAGGCGCGCTTTCGCGTGGTGGCGCATGAGGCGTTGGGAAATGCGAAGCGGTCAGTGAAATTCGCGGACCGATCTCCGACAGGGTGCAAAAGCACTGGTCTGCAAGGTAAAAGGCAACGGTGTTAAGAAACATATTCTGGCAATCCTCGCCGCCGATCGGCAGGCCGATCTGAGCCTGCTGGCCAGTCATTTCGGTGGGCTAAAGGCCTCGCTCGCCAGTCCGGCTGAAGTGGATGCGCTTACCGGCTGCGTTTCGGCGCCATTCCCCCTTCAGCTTTCATCCGGATCTGACGCTGGTCGCCGATCCGCTGCTGTTTGAGCGCTTCGATGAGATCGCCTTTAACGCCGGCCTGCTGGAAAAGTCGGTGATTATGGACACCCAGGACTATCTGCGTATCGCCGTCCTGAACTGGTGA